GGCGCGGCCCGCATAAATTGAGCCGCTTACCGTTGCTTCGCCGCTTTTAACGTCGGTTTGCATCATGGAGATTTACTCCTTAGACGACTTGTTGTCCGCCGTTGGGATCGACCACGAAATATGTGATGAATCCGGTAACAGCGCCGCTGGTAGCAGCAGAAGCACCAACGCCGCCGGTAATGTAGACAAGCTCAGACGAAGACATCACCTGACCCAACGAGGTTCCTTTGGTGGAAGTGCTCAAGTTGGCGGTGGCCAATGCATTTGACGGTTGCTCATTTAACAAAGCCTGACCGCTGGTGGTGCCAGTGGTGTACAAAGTGAAGCCCATGTCAATCGTTGGGCTAGTGCCACCAGTAGATGTGGTAGCAGAAATGCTGATAGAGGTGATAACTGCATTAACAGGCAGGATCACATTTGAGGTATTGGTCGAAGAAACCGTAACCTTAGTGGTGTTTGCAGCGGTAATGTCAGCAATATAAAACTGAGCGACCATCAGGCCGGTACCGCAATAGGCTGTGCGAGTTTGATCGCCGCCGCCCGAACGCCAAATTGATTGGGTGGTAGAGACTGCCATTTGAATTGTCCTTCGTACAAAGATCAGTCTGTCAATTGTGTACGCATTCGCCGGGTCGATTTGACAGACCGGGAACCCCGGTTTGAGGCAATATACCCCAAAAGAAAAAGGGGCGCAAGGCCCCTTTTTCTACATCATCAGGACGAACCTGACGAGCCCCACATTCCGAGGGGATCGGACCAGCCGAAGCTATAACGCTCACGGGCCTTGTAACGGACGTTGCCGGTATCGAAATCGCCGTCCATGCTGTTTTGCAGGGGGGTGCGAACGAAATGCTTCATACCGTTGGGAACGTCAGTGGTCAGGAACCAAGCGTTGGGGTCGGTCAAGAAGTGGTTGACGGTGTAGCCTTCCGGTACAGCGCCCATGTTCTTGATGGCGTTGATGTCGTTGTCGTTGGTTCCAACGCGCAGCTCGGTTTCGAGCAAACGGTCGGCGACGAACATCAGAGCCGGGGGAACAATCATCTTCTTGGGACGAGCCGCAATCAGCAGACTGCGTTCATCCGTCCAAGCGGCGATCTGAATAACGGCGGCTTCCAAGGAAGTCTCGTTCAGGTCCACTTGAACAGCGGGGGTGTTGCTGTTGGTTCCACCAGACACCAGGGGGTGACTAGCAGAGAACAGGGCTTGACCGTCGCCACCAGCGTAGGTAGCAGAGAAGCCGTTGTTCAACACCGCAGCAGCTTTTACCTGCTTGGTATATGCCATGGCACGGGCCAGAGCCTTGGTGTAACGAGCAGACAGGCTGTCGTACAGGTTATCTTCAATCGCCTCTTCGGTGATCGAGAAACCCAAAGCGATGGTTTCGTGCGTATAGCGGGTGGTCCAGGCTTCCTGCGCATTGTCATATGCAATCGCAGCGCCTTCGTTCTTCACCGGAGCGGCGGAGAAGCCAGACAGCTTGGTTTCTTCTTCGAAGGAACGCTCGGAAGTCTCAGTTTCGTAGATTTCCTTGTGTTCTTCACCGTAGCGTGCGTACTCTAGACCGAACAGGGCGTTCAGACCAGGGAGCAGCTCTTTCAGCAGTTGTGCGCGTGAAATGGCCATTTTTTACTCCTTATCAGACGCCAGTCGGGTTGAGATACTGATGACCACCAGCAACGGTCTGACCGGTAACGTTAGGTGCGTTCCACTTAACGATCACTTCGCAGAAGTTGCCAGATGAGTTGGCAGTATCGGGGACCACATCAATGATGCGGATCGGGAGGGTTGCGGTCGTGGTAGCACCAGCAGCGGTATAGATAGCAACTTTAGAGTCGCCAGTAACCGTAGAACCAGTGTTTTGGACCAACTGAGCGTTGGAACCAATCATCGTACGACCAAGGTACGCAGGGGTAAGACCGTTGCCGTCAACAGTAGTACCAGCTACCAAAACAACCTTGAACAGCTGGTCCGGATCATCAGCCACGTAAGCGGTGATGGTCGTGCCAGTTGGCGCGGTGGTGTTGGCAGGGAAGTACTGCGTAAAGATCGTTTGACCTTGTGCGTTGACGTAAGAACAGCCGAGGAACACGCCCACAGGGTTAGCGGTTGTGTTACCGGTGTCTTTTACGATAGTGCCTGAACCAGCGGTGTCAATCTGAACAACATCGCCATAGAAAATCGAAGTGGCATAACCACTTGCAATATTCAACAGACGAGTCGCACCAGCAAACACCTGCCCGCCGATCAAATTGATCGGCTTTAGCCCGTAGGGGGCTGAGACGGTTGGGTATGCCATTTAAGGACTCCAAAAGATTTATGAACCAGAACCAAAGGACACCTTGGTGGATTTCTCTGCGAACAGAGGCATCCGGGCATCACTTTGACGAAGGAAACTGTTGTCCACCGATTCCACCTGCGCTTTGTTCTGGCTGTCGTAGTGCTGGGCACGTTGATCCATGAACTCTTTGGGAATACGGCAGAGCAACAAACCACCTACCTCGATGTTCCCTTTGAAACGACCTTCGGTAGAGGCGTGCAACATGAGTTCGGGATAGTCCTCTGCCTTGCAGGGCTCATATCCTTCACGCAATTTGGAAGAAATATTCGATGGATCAGCGTTACCCAAAACGCTAGTGCGCACCCAACGGTGAGCATAACCTGGACGGGGATCGGGAGTAGGTAGGACATCGGGAGCACGCCATGCCGTGGGGCGATGGGTAGTGGTCCGCGTTTCCAATTCACGAGCCAGTCGGTTTTGACGGCCTTGCGGCTGAGTTTGAGTTTCGTTTTCCATGATTAATTCCTATCCAATTTAGCAACCTGTTTTGCGTACTGTTCCGGAGTGATCCCGAGTTTGCGGGCTAACGCAACTTGAGACTGCTTCAGTTTTATACGACTAGGCGACGAACTACGGGAGGCCGGGGCCACAACCGTAGACGGCTTTGATGCACGGCGTGGAGGTTCATCCTCATCTGCCGGAGTTGACCTCTTTTGTTGAGGCTGGTCATCATCCTCTGCGCTCTGAGTTTCAAAGTACTCAGGAAACCTTTTGCGCATGGTTTTATCAACCACGCTGAAGTACTCTTCAGTACCTATATAGTCTGCACCATACTCTCGTTGCAATTTCTTGTCAACACCCATTGCAGCCATTGTCATTTCATCATCCACACCGAACCAATCACTGTTGGTTTCAAGCCAACGTTTGGTCCTGGGGCTGATCTTGGGCTGAGTGTCTTCAACCTTCATCGGCCTATATTCGCCTTTGTCCTCCACCTCAATAGGTCTGAGGGTTTCGGCCCGATCAAGTTTGACGGTTGCCTTGGCAATTTGCGTTTGGGCTTCAACTACAGCATCCGCATCACCGGCTTCATAAGCCTTACGATATTTCTCTTTGGCGGCGTCCAATTCGGCTTGAGCGGCGGTTTTGCTAGTAGCAATGTACTCTTTACTACCGTTTGAAAGTTGTTGCTGTAAACGTTTGTTTTCTTCAAACACTTTACGGGCAAAATCTTCAGCGGCCTCACGTTCACGCACTGCCTGTTCTTTGGCACGGCGTTCGTCGTGATAACCGCGTGTGAACTTTTTAATACGTTGTTGAACCTTCTCGTCATATGACGCGAGTTCATCTTCAGTGGGATCGTCAGGCGGAGGAGCGGCTTTTCGATCACGATCCGCAGGTGGCGTATCGTCTTCGATCTCTATTTCAACCTTCTCTTGCGCCTCATCTTCCCTAAATTTGGTGTTGGTTTCCTCTTCATCAGGAAATTTATATTCAGGTTCTTTGAACGTTGCCATCTTCTACTCCTTAAGCAGCGCGGGTGATACCACGCGGGTCTTCCACAACAGCCTCGACCGAATCATCGTTGATGATGCGGAATTCCCGGCCATGAATCTTCAGGCGGGTGCCTGAATTGGGGCGCACGATGACAAAGTCACCGACTTTGCATGACGGTCCATTGGGGAAGCGAGTCTTATCTGCGTATGCGTCGGGGCCTATTTTGACCACGAACAACACAGGGGTAAGAAGCTCCTCTTTCCAAACCTCATTGGCGGATTTCACCAGACCAACATCACTGTCAGCGTACTCTTCCATCGCCTCGGGGACGACGCAGAGCAGGTGAAATGTCTTGGGATCAGGCAGTTGTTTTGCCTTTTGCTCGGCTTCCTTATTCAGGATTTTTGACAGGTCAACTGCCAATGCCGGATTAAACACTTCGCTCATTCGCGCTCCAATCTTTGCACGAGGTCGTTGATGATTGAGTCTGCAAGGTTTAGACCTCGGATTACCCCACAGACTTTTTTGTATTCATCAAATGTGTCAGCGCGAGACGCGGCAAGGAACGCGGTTTGCTCTTGCACCATCTTCTCAATCTCTTTTTGCACGAGCGCTAACGCCCGGATTGAATCACTCATTCATTCCCCTTCTTTGGTTTAGATTGTTGTGCCGTTCGTTGTGCGTGTTGCACAGCCATTTGAGCTCGATGTTTGGCGGCATCAAGCCCCAGTTTTACACCCTCGGCTTGCATCTGTTGATTGAGTTTGTCTTTAGCCGCAGCGGATGTAGCGGCAACTTGCATAGCTGCAATCTCTTTCTGGGCTGCAATGCGGGCCTGCTCAATCTTCAAACGGTCGGCTTTTTCTGCCGCCTCAATCTGTTGTTTCTGGGCCTTGAGTTGAATCTCTTGCTGTTTGAGCTGGAGTTCTTGCATCTGCATTTGAACCACCGGGTCCTGCATCTGTTGTTGAGCCTGCTGTTGTGCGGCAGCCTGTTTGTCCTGCATAAGGATTTGTTGTGTAGCCTGTGCGCCCATAATGGCAATCTGGTCTGCCATTTCTTTGGGAATCTCAGGCACATCCGTGCCTTCTTTATTGTATTTATCGTAGTCAGGCAACGACATCCCAGTCATCTGTTCAACCTGTAGGCGGTACTTGAACGCCATGTGTTGATTGATGTGAGCGACCATGGCAGACATCATCATTTGAGACTGCGGGTTAGGCTGACCCATCACAGGCTGCATGAGCATCTGCTGAATCATCGGGTCTTGCAGGAACGCTTGGTGTGCGGCCATGTGAGCGTCGTGGTTTTGTTCAACAAATGCTTTTAGCGGTTTGCCGTTAAGCAAATTTTGGTTCTCCGTCACAGGGTCTACCGGAGTCATGTCATCTTCAATCGGCACAAGTTTGGCTGCGTTCTTGATACCCAACACCTCGATCATCTGACGATGTAACAGAGGTAAGTCATACAGCTGAGGCGCAGTTTGAGCCAGTTGAAGAGCGGCCTGATAAGTCACAATCTTCTGTGCCATCGTGGCAGCGTTGGGATCAGACACGGGGATCACGTCCACCATGTCATAGTCGGCCTTCTTCGCTTTACGTGAGCCATCAACTGGCTCATAGTCGTATTCTTCGGGCGTGTAGTCAGCAATGATGACTTTGAGGAGCTTGAACTCCTGCTTCATGCTAAAGTGCATGCGTGCCTGAACGGCACCCATAACCTTCAACGTACGCTCCAAAATAGCCAGTGTGGTACCCACGGGCGCTTGAGCCGACATGTCGCTGACCTTCATGTCACCAGAAGATGCAAACGCACGGCCCTCAGTAACGATCTGGTTGAACAGCGTGTAGAGCGTTTGACTTGGCTCTTTGTACGGCAGTGGGAGTATGTTGTCGCGGATTGAACCGCTGGGGACATCTACGTCCCTGAATTCTCCTGGGGCAATCGGCGTGTCATCACCCTTAATGCGAAGTCCGCGCGATTTAAGCCCTCCGGGGAGATTGGAGAGGGTGCCCGCATCGACAAGCTGACGGATAAGCATTGTGGCTGACTTGGCGTACCCACCGATGAGGTGGATGAGTCCGTAGCCATAGAACCCGAATCCGGGGATGTACTGGTAATGCACGAAGTGTTGACGCTTGAGGTGGAGTTTATCGCCTTCATACCAATTCCTTCTGATGGCCAAAATTTTACTGGTGCCTTTCTCCACCGTCACCACGTACGGCAGAGCGATACCGGTCTGTTCGCCCTTCTTATTCTTGTGTTCATATCCAGCCAAGTCAAGGTTGACGTGCATCTCCAGTATGCGGTAACGGTCATCACTGATAGCAGAGAGGCCCATCTCATTGGCTTTTTGTTTCTCGATATCGTCTAAATCATGGGTTGGTTCACCCAAATTAACGTCTCGATAGAACCCAGCCTCAATTAGTTTTGTGACTTCATTTTCGGTTTTACGCATGACGTGAGTAACACGTTCAGCACGTTCAATAGACGACGCACCGTATGGCACAACGATGTCTTCAGCCGGAATAAACATAGCCACTTGACGGCCAAGACTGGGGTCAAAATACACCTTCTTAAACGCTGAACCCGCAATTGGCAGGTTCCACAACAACTTCTCATGCTCCGGACGATACTCCACCATGACGTCTGTCAACTGGTAGTTCATGTCATCACGAACACGAGCGGCTGCCTCTTCTTTATCAGGTGTGTCCCTACCAATGATGGCGGTCTTCACAGGGCCAGCAGCTGGAAATGTCTCAGTGATACCTTCAGACTGAAACCGCACAACGGACTCAGTCAACATCGGATGGAACACACCACATGCACCGTTCCACGGCTCAGTGCGTTCCTCATACTTAAGACCCAACAGTTTCAGACCTTCAACGTAGGTCATCATCCATTCTTTACGGTCCATGATGTCTTTGTTGAAGTCCTCAACCAGCTCATGCCCCAAAGAGTCAAGGGCTGACTCATCCATTTCATCGGCAAGGTTGGCGTCAAAGTCACCGCCATAATCTTTCTTTGGCTCTAGATCAATTTCTAAATCACCAATGCCGATATGTACCGACTCAGGGTCTTCAATCTCAATCTCGATTGGTTCGGCCTCTACAGCCCCCATGCCAGCAGGTGCCCCATACAACGCTTTATCGATTGCCATGATGTTTCCTTAAATCATCTTTGTGATACGCGCACCTTCTGGTTTGAACAGATTTGGCAACGCAACGGTTTCTTCATCGTATAAATGCGGCAACACTAGCCGCATACGCATTTTGTGCAGTGTGGTTTTGCTCAAGACCTGACGGTACGAACCCCACTCAATGTCGTATTGTGCATCTTTAGGCAGATTTGCCAAATCAAATAACTTGTCCTCAACCTGCTCCCGTGTGGCGTAAGTAACACCCCACCTGATGTCGTCGTGGGAGGCAAACTGTGGTGCCACACGCCACACCAATTGACCTGTCGGCAGTTTTGAAAACTCATCATAAAAATGTTTAGCCAATCGAGCCTCGGCTTCTTTGGCGTCCCCGCCCTCGATTGCGCAAGCGTAAGTCTCGTAACGGTACCGTGTTGCATCAGCAGTCGGTTCAGCAAACTCTTCAACAGTTATGTTTGTGTGAACGGGATGTTTTTTCTCAACCATCGGTACGGCTGTGGCCACACCAGCCACCATGTCCACAATCGGAGCCGCAGGTCCGGTTTGGCAGACAAACATTCTCTCCAACTCCGCCGTCAAAGTTGCCGCGTTCCAAACAACTGGGCTCGGTGCTGGAGTCAGAAGTTCTGCGCTGGCTAACGAAGGGGCAGCCAGTGCTGCTAGGGCGGCTTGAATAAATGTGCGTCGTTGCATCTGCTTACCTTTTACACTGTGTAGTACCGGTCACGCCGATACCCTTTGAACCACTTAATATCCTCGGGCTCATCCGATGGGAGCCTGAGATACCCACCCTGCCTGAACCGCAAGAGCGCAAGCGTCGTTGAGTCCACCAAGTCATCGTGTTCACCCGATGGAAACGCCGCAATTTCGTCAACCAACTCTTCTGCCCAGCGTGTAGCCGGTGCCCACACTTTACCCGATGCAAATAAATCTGCAACTGCATTGAGACGTGTGATCTTATCTGCCCCCCTGCTGGGAGTGAACTCCTGCACGGGTATGCCCATGGCCCGAAACTCCTGAATGAGGGGCGCACCAGACGCCTTTTTCTCAACCAGGAACGCATCAGGCTCCCATTCTTTCCAATCCTCAAACGCCTTCTTCTTCAACTCCGGAAACTCAAGGCGTTCTTTGTACGCGTTCAACAGGATGATATTGGCGTTGCCCCTATCTTCATCAAGATAAAACACACCCCACGTTGTACATGCGCTGTAGTCAGCACTTGTCTTGGCTTCGAACGCCGTATCCCACGCCTGAATGATGAACTCACACGGAGGCGGGTTCTCGTGCTCCCATATCTGCCACCAGTCGCGCTTAACTATCGCGTTTGTGTCCGAGGTAGGCTGCTGCTGGTACTGCGCCATCCATTTGCCAGTGGGCAACTCCTCCCGAAGCGACAACAACTCCTGCTGGCTCCAGAATTCTGGCCACAACGGCTTGTCATCATCAAAGAGTGCAGGGAACTCAATCACCGTCCACTCTTCACCGCCTCTTTGCGCCGCCGCTTTCAACACTTGTGCAGTCAAATCACGCAGTGACCAGCGTGTCATCACAATAACGATGGCTCCACCCGGCTGTAGACGCTGACGAGGACCCGATGTGTACCATTCATACACTTTGTCGTACACCTCTGGGTTGTACGCACCGATGGCGGCCTCTTGTTCCGAGTGCGGATCGTCAATAATGAGCACATCCGCGCCTTTTCCTGTCACTGCGCCGCCCACACCGATAGCAAAATAGTCGCCACCAAAGTTTGTGTTCCATCTTCCCGCTGCCGCAGAGTCCGTTTGCAGCCCAACTTGCGGAAAAATGCGTTTATAGACCTGCGAATCGACCAAATTACGCACTTTACGACCAAAACCCACCGCCAGCTCGGCCGTATGGGACGTCTGAATCACCTTTTTATGCGGAAATCTGCCCAAAAACCAAGCCGGGAGCAGGTATGACGCGAATTCTGACTTCGTATGACGGGGTGGCATGTTAATAATGAGGCGTTTTATGTCCCCGTTGGCCACATCCTCGAACGCTTTAGCCATTCTCTTGTGATGTCGCCCCCCAATGAATGTGGGCCACACCTCTTTGACGAACGCCATGAAGTCAATCTGAGCCACATCACGCATGGTACGAGTGCGCAACTCCTCCAAAATCTCACTTACTGACTCTTGCTCGTCCTTTGGGAACCTCTTGACCAACGCCAACAACTGTTCTGGCGTCAACATGCGAATCTTTTCGCGTGTCTCAGGGTTATCGAAGAACCTTTTGAGTGAATCAGATATCGGTTTCATTCACCGCATCCTCATCATCATTTAACTCACCACCCACAAGACCGAGTTCATCATCAACATTGATCACTTGCACAGCGGGTGCCATCGGCAGTGGGTCGTAATTTAGTGGCGGCGCTTCTTTTGCATCGACATCAATGATGTCAGAGAGGTACGAAGAGAGCTTCCTGGCCAAATCAGCTTCAAGTTCTTCAGTGGTTCGGTGCGTGACATTGATGTCAATGCGCTCCGCGAAGGCCCCAACATCAGATAGTTTGCCCAGCATCTCAAGTGCTTTGAGTTCAATCTTTGCATTCCCACTGTTGGATAGTTCAAGGTACTTCAACTTAATGTAGTTACGCAGCTGCTGTGCGTTACGAACTACATCGAAGTCGTATTCATTTAAAAGAGCCGAGAGTATCAGCGCTTTTGCTGGTGTATTGATTGCCTCTGGAGGCGTGGTTGGGCTATCCATGAAGACCGCTCTGGCATCTTTGCGGTCGACTTCCGTAACCTCAACATCGTCAAGACCATTTTCGCGCAAAAACTCCACGGTATTGAACGCCCGTTGAGCTCGCTCCCTGATATCAGATATCTGATCTGCCGTCCAATCGAATGGAGGTGGTACATCTAATTCAGGTGTTACAAGGATCATTTCGTCAGACATGGCACCGTTGGTTACGGGAATGCGCGAAATATAACAGAGGAGATACAAAAAGAAAAGGGCCCCAGTTGCCGCTGGGGCCCAAACCCTCTATCAGGAGAATGGGGGGAAAATCAACAAAACCCCCGTACATATATTACCGATTCCTTTGGGTCCCTTCAAGGGGGGTGTTTCTGGGATAAGTTTACAACTGCGGTTTTTAAGTTTTCAATAGGGGTAGGGGGGGACAAGTAAAAATAAATGTAGTCTGGGGAGGAAAAAATAATGTTACGTGCAGAGTAATGTTTGGCTACATAACACACAAAGATGTTTTGGTGTGTCATAACTTCGTGGTCACAGCTGTAGATGACCTTATACTCCGGTAATCTCGTTATACTTTTTTGTGTGGATTGGATGTGCAAAATAGGGTATGGCAAGGCGCGTATGGAACCAGTCTACAAATCTGGGGGGTGGGGGTCGCCTAGTTTCATACTGTATGAAATGATGCTATCTCGTGCAAATTGATACGATTCAGGCATAATACAGCCATGGATTCGAGATAGGGCATAGATTCCATATTCCATTCACTGCCCGTTGAAAGGTTTTCTTATGAAAACAAATCTCTCTCTTGTGGCGCAAGCCTCTGGCGTTGACCTTGCATCTAAAGCAAATGCTGTAGGTGTTGCATTAGGTGAATTGAAGAAAGTGGAAGCAACTGCTGAAACTCTCAAGGGTGCTATCAACAAACTGATAGCAGAATTGCACAATGCAAAGGCAACAGTTGGCATTTACAAGAAAGACGGCTCTGGATGCGCTATCGCTACATCATTCATTGATGGATGCGTGACTGGTGGCATCGCACAAGGCACGGCTCAGAAAGTGTATTTACCTACATTCAAGAAAGCCGTGGCATCGGGCAAACCAGTCTCAGACTGGAATAGCCAGAGAGCCAAAAACAAGCCAAAGGCAAATGGCAAAGGTAAGAGTGAATTGTCTGAATTACTGGTTAAGGCATTTAACCATGGTGAGGGTGAATCATTTAAGGCACTTTGCGAGAATGTAGGCAAATTATGGGATGACGGAAAAATCGATACAGTCTATGCAGGCTTTGTCGACTACCTAAAATCTGAAGGGTATGAAATAAAAGACTGATTTCATACAGTATGAAACCCCGCTTCGGCGGGGTTTTTTTTCGCCCAAAATTTTTGAGACCTGTTCCCACGCCTGCCGTTCAAATTATCACCACGCATAACGCCCTGTATCTACAATGTGTTGCACATCGTTACCATCTACCCCCTGAGACCTGTTCCCTCCCCGCTGGCTGTCCATCACTAACTTATGTTACAGACAATACTACTTATGCCAACAACTTTCATACCGTATGAAACCCCACGCCACAGCGTCACGCATAGCGTAGTTGCGTTACAGACAATACTACTTACAACACACATGATGTAGTTTACAAAGGGAGACCTGTTCCCTCCCCGCTGGCTGTCCTCGCATAGGGCTTTCATACCGTATGAAAGTGTAAAGGCAGTGCTGTTTGGTGTTTTATCTCAAACCTCTCAAATATTCCAGACACACGGAATAATATAAAACCATTTTAAATCAAGCACTTGCACGGGGAAAATTCCCTATTATTACATTATTCCATAAAAATAATATATACACCCCCTACCAAATCTGCAAATTTTTAATCATCTATCCAACATCTTTATGTGTGTTCATAAAAATATGATTTTTCTCGCTCTTTTGTTTTTGCTGGCTCATTTCCCAAAATTCACGGAATATTGTAATAATACCCCTTTTCTCGCTCGTAACCCGTTGATTTTAAAGGCTTTCCTTTTATTCCCGCCTCCAGAATAATATAAGAGGTTTGAGACAAAACACGATTTAACACCCTCTACAACCCAAAAGTAACAACTTGACAAGCCCCCCTTTTTGGGGTATAATGAACGCAGTTCATTTAAAAATGAATGTTCGGGCTTTCATACAGTATGAAACCCCAAGGGCAACCGCCATCGTGCCAAGCCCCATGACCATGTTCTTTAACAATCAATCAGGCATACACATAGCAACATCTTTATAGGTGTTGTCGTGTGTTACTCAAACCGCCGCTCGGAACTAATGTTAATACGAGAACCATGTAGGTAGAAGCAAGCGTAGAAGAAGGGACGGAACTGCGAGGATTTGGTTTGACTTTGATGTGCACGACAGACTGATGCACACGGGCTTACATATACAGCGTATTGAATCAGGCACAGGCAACTGTGCCATGACCTACAAAGTAATTTCTGTTCGACACGAACCCAATCTAGACTATCCAAGATACCCCACAACGATGTGTGACACCTCCCCATGCGAATAGGCGTCCAGTAGCCAGTCTGGTGTAAATGTGGTGTAGGTCAGTAGTGTGCGTCAACTGTGGCACCGAACACGACCGATAGCATTTACAAAGTGCAATACAAGGCACATGGTGACAAACCACCAGTGCCAACCCACTTAACTGTGCGGGGCTGGGCTTCATCAGTTTCATACTGTATGAAAGCCTTGGGCGAATCACCCAAACCCCTAATGTGGCGAAATGCAATGCGTGTAGAAAGAGTCAATAAGTCACGCAACGATGACACGCCACTAGGAACACGAACCAGTAATACGGGATATGCGTGAACAACGAGCACTATCGTGGGACAAGACCAAACATCAACAACATACAACGAGGAAACTCTCCAAGCACATCACACTGGTGTGCTTGTGGGGCAATCCTGCCCGTATGGAGAAAACCATGAACCTGCTAACCAAAACCGACAAAGAGAACCTGCTTGCCGCCATCATCCGTATGGAGCACAAATGCACGGGGTCGATGAACATGGAGGAATACGCATCGGCTGTGCGTCTGTGCCAAGAGGTGCAAGCACCGCAATTCATCACCGAGTATTTCGCTCGTAAGTTTGTCAATGGCAACACGGAGGAAGCATGAGACCAATCAACATCACCATTACAGAAACAACCGCAGAAGCAATTCTGTGGGCGTTGCGTGAATTCAGGAACACTCGCACCCCTGTGCGTGAGTATGTGGACAAGCGATATGCCCACATGGATGAATCGTTCCGCAACTGCAAGATTGGCGATGTGCAGACCAGACTTGACCGCTTGCAGTCTTTCATCGACCGAACCCAAACACAACTAACCATGGAGAGGGAATATGAAAAAGCCAAGTAAGAGACAGTGGGTTTCATACGGTATGAAACAGACTGATTTGTTCTCGCCTGGTGCGGAACAGATAAAACAACTACACCTCAACAAATTGAGGGTGTTGCGGGAGGAATTTGTGGCAAAGATTGAGGGTAGACCCATGTCGTTTATCCCGCCACGCTCACTTGAAAGGGGAATGAAATGGAAAAAGTAATTCGTGATGGGAAGGTCGCCGTGTTGTCCACCTCTGCCCATGGTGCGGGGTGGCACACATGGGGTGCGCCTATCGAAGCCGTGTTTGACCCTGAGATGGTCGAAGCGGTATTGGCTAACAACCACAAGTTGGCAGAGGAAATTGCCAAGCGCAAGTGGTCTGATGTGTATGAAGGGGGAGTGAAGAACTTGGAGGTTGAGTGGATACCACAGGGAATGCCATTCCGCATCAGAGAGTATGACGGATTGGAGAGCATTGAGTGTTTGGGTGACATTGACTTTATCGTTGCATGAAAGGGGAAACCAAATGAATAAACTGGAACGCAAACAACTAAACGACAAACACACCCACAAACATTTTGATGGGTGGACACACTTCAACAACGCGGGGCAGCGACCCGTAACTCAGCACAAGCCAGTTTCATACTGTATGAAACAGCGCCATCGTGACGATTTGAAACTTGAAAGAGAGGGATGGAAATGAGAACTACAAACATTGCAAACCGTGATGCACGGGGGTATGTCGAACGGCGTTCGTCGTTCAAGGGGTCTAATTTGTTTGCGGAGAGGCGCAACGATGGGACGCTCTATGTTGTCTATTCATTTGGCACACACCACCCGTTGTTTGTGTTTGATGAGAACGCAGGGCAATGGTATGAGAACATGACCTACGCAAGCCGAACCACATCCAAGCACCGTAGCCAATGCCGACCCAATGGCGTGGACATTATCCCGCTACACCTCAGCGACATGAAGTATGTGGAACGGCGTGGTGCGGTGGGGTTGATTGAAGCGGCAGAGGCACACAGTAGAAGGGAGTCGCTATTTGAATCGGCATTCTCGAAACTGGCGCAGGGAATCAACGGGACTTTTATGGGAGGTGTGAAATGACTATGTTTTGTATTGTTTGTTCTGATGAAATCGACCCGCCCAAACGGGCGCAACTTGGTTACAAGACCTGCCTATTCTGTGGTGAGGACATGGCGAAAGCCGAGCGCAAGTCATGGACTGTGGTGCAAGAGTTTGGCAAGGGCGGGTATATGTTTGTGACTGCGAATGCGGCACACACTACCCTGAGAGAAACCAACCAGAAATCGGTAAGAACCTAAATGGAGGAATGAAATGAAAAAGAGCGTGTGGAAAGTAACTGGATACATCATAGACGATGGTATGGAAAACCTTTTTGAAGCGTATTTCACCGACCGAGATGTTGCCCATGAGGTGTATCACAAGGGTGAGCGTGAGTATGGGATAGCCGCAGGTTATACCAAAATGAACTGGACATTGGAGGGGTTCTACCTCGATGACAACCCACACATTGACCAGATGTTCAACGATGTAAGAGAAGCAATGGAGGAATGAAATGAAACGAATGCCATACAGTAAACCATTCAACGATTGGGAAGTGGGCAATCGCAGGCAACTGCAAGGCGCACTAAGGGATTGCCTGTTCAAAGGCAAATACCCTACAACATCATCCAGTATGTTGGCGTTGAAGTTTGACAGGGACTCATGGCGTTACGGGCGCAGACTGAACCGACTATCGGTTGGACTCATCCGTGCGTTTGGGGTAAAGCATTTTTTCCGTGGTGCGTATGTGGGGGCAGAGAATGACTGACGCACCCAACATGATGATTCGCAAGCCGTGTCCGACTTGTCTGAATCCAGACAACGAAATACTGAGGTTCAGAAGGGGAGCCAACAAATCCCGCACAACATACAGATGCACATACTGTAAGCGTGTGTTCTCGGAGTCTGTGCCTAACAAATACCAACCCAAGGGGCTAATCAAATGAAACAACCAGAGGACAACAAGACCATCGACTTCATCGGGGGCGGGGGCAAGACACCCAAACTTGTTGAGCGTTGCGTATTTTGGATTGAGTGTGCAGACAATGGCGAGGTCATCGAGTGGCGACCGCTGACCAAAACCCAAGCCGTGCGTATGCACAAATGCACCGAGCGTAATCTCCCGCCTAATGTGTCAAGACATGGGTGGGCAGTGATAGATTGACATACCCATGACAATCTGTTATAATGTAGTTTGTGTTAGTAAATTTGTGTGTTAGTCAACCAACACGGTTTCATACCGTATGAAAGGAAATGAAATGACAATCGAAGTAAGCAAACTCTCGGGTTCGGCACTCATCGTCAACCTGAATCTGTCCGTATGGACTGCACGAAAGATGGACAAGGGCGTGTCTCAAGAGATTGACCAAGCCAAGGCAACCAAGACCCGTGCAGGGAACTACCACAAGAACCTATTGGCGGGTTCGGGTAAGTTGGATGAAATCACCAAACTGGCAAACGCCATCCGCACATGGCACTACACCCACACGCAACCGTGGGGGGACAATGGGGACAGGGTGTTACCCATGACCATGTTCGTGGACTATCGTGGGCAACTGACCAACTACGAGAATCAGTTTGCAACACTGGTAAACAGTTTCCTGAGTGAATACGACACGCTGGTGACGGCGGCGGCGTTCCAACTGGGTAACTTGTTTAATCGTGAGGACTATCCCGCCCGTGAGCAAATCGTGAGTAAGTTTGGGTTTAGGTATGCGTTCACGCCACTACCTACTGCGGGTGACTTCCGTGTGGACATTGGTGAGCAGGGGCTGTCCGAGTTGCGTGACCACTACGAGGGCGTGTTGACTGAGCGCACCACGACCATGATGCAGGATGCGTGGGACAGACTGTATGACGCACTGTCGAAAATGTCCGAGCGTTTGTCTGACGATGTTGACCCAAGCACGGGTGAAACCAAACGCAAGATATTCCGTGACAGTCTGGTGGATAACGCCATAGATGTTTGTAAGTTACTCAAACATTTCAACACGACCAATGACACTAAGTTGGAAGCCATGCGTCAACAACTTGAGGATGCCATGCGTGGTGTAGATGCACAGTCATTGCGTGAGTCTGACTTACTGCGTGAGCAGACCAAATCCAAAGTCGATGCGTTGCTCGACAAATTTTCCCTGTGAGAACAGGTATCTGCGGGGCGGTTTCATACAGTATGAAACTTCCCCATTTTGTGTTTGTGTGTTAGTTTGTTCAACCCTTTGAAAGGAAATGAAAATGTCACTTTACAAATCAATCTCTCTGCAACAGACCGCTGACCTCATCGCCGCAGTCGGTGATGTTCAAACCATACTAGCGCAAGGCGAAATGGGCATTGGCAAATCATCCATCCTAAAGATGTTGCGTGAAAAGCCTGAATTCAAAGACCACTACTTCTGCTATGTCGACATTACAACCAAAGATGTTGGCGACTTCATGGTTCCGAAAATCAAAGACATTGATGGCAACGAGGTGTGTCGCTTTGTTCCGAATGAGGAATTCGGTTTGCACTTCAAAGACCGCAAGGTGGTGATGATGCTCGATGAGTTGGGCAAGGCAAAGGGTGGCGTGATGAATGCCTGTCTGCGCCTGATGCAAGAGCGTTCGTTGGGTGTGTATGACTTGCAGGGTATTGTGTTTGCCACAACAAATTTGGCTGTGGAGGGTATTGGTGACAATGTTCCGCCCCACGCCAGAAATCGTGTGACTCAGGTGCGTGTCGCTAAACCTACGGCAGAGGAATGGATGACCTATGCAATCAGCAAGGGTGTCAATCACACAGTCATTGCTACTGTGCGTGAGTATCCCGACATGATGGCATCGTTTGAGGACTACGAATCGCCAACACAAAACACCTATGTGTATGACCCCCGTGATGTTCGCCTGTCGTTTGTCACGCCCCGTTCGTTGGAGAAAGCAGGTCACATCGTTGACCGTTGCTCTATCTTGGGTAAAGATGTTTTGGCTCATGCGTTGAAAGGCACAGTCGGTGACAAGGCAATGCTCAACATCCTGACGATGGTGGACATGGATGCACAACTCGCTGATTGGGATGACATTATCAAATCGCCAACAACTGTGCCTGTGCCAAACAATGGTGCGGCATCGTGTATGTTGGTTGCCAAAGCGGTTCAGCGTATCCGTAAGGACAACATCGGTTCATGGATGGACTTCTTACCCCGTATGTCCAAAGAAGCGCAGGGCTTGTTTGCCCGTAGCGTTATGCAAGAGCGTTGCCCCAACCGTGAAGTGGCGGCGACCAATATGAAGTTTGCGAAGTGGGCGGCAGACAACAACTATATGTTTGCCCGTCGTTGATTTTTTGGCGGGGGTTTCATACAGTATGAACCCCCATTCGTTAACCAGAGAAAGAGAGGAAATCATGTTTGTTACACAACTTAATCAGATGACTGCATTGCAGAAAATTGAGCGTGCTCATGTGGAACTCATGGCGCACCAAGATACTATGGAGTATGCGGGTGTCATCATGGTCGGCAAATATTTTGTCGATGAGAATGTCCCTACTGCTTGCACCAATGGCATCGACTGTAAGTATGGCAAGGCGTTCATTGAGGGACTGTCTGATAGCGACTTGCGTGGTCTTATCTTGCATGAGAATCTGCACAAGGCGTTCCAACATACTTTCCTGTGGCGTCACTTGTATGAGCAGAACCCCAAGGTTGCAAACATGGCTTGCGACTATGTAATCAATCTCATCATCAAAGATATTGATAGGGCATCGGATGGGTTCGTGACTCTGCCCAAACAGGGTTTGATTGACGAGCGTTTTCGTGGCATGGACTCACAGGAAGTGTTTGACATTCTCATGGATGAGGGTGGGGATGGTGGCGATGAGGGTGAACCGCTTGACGAACACGACTGGGAGAGTGGCGAACAACTGACTGACCAAGAGAAGGAACAACTTCAGAAAGAGATTGACCAAGCCCTGCGTCAAGGTCAGATGTTGGCTGGCAAGATGGGTGGGCGCATAACCCGTGAGTTGGGTGAGTTGCTTGAACCCAAGGTGCGTTGGCAAGATAAGTTACGGGAGTATCTGTCTAGCCTTGCAGATGGTAAGGATGTTTCTACATGGCAGAAAGTCAATCGTCGTTGGCTACAACACGATATGTATATGCCCTCTACTGTGTCCGAGAGCATGGGGCGTATCGTGATTGGCGTGGACACATCGGGTTCGATTGGTGGGCGTGAGCTGAATGCGTTTCTCTCTGAGGTCAAGGCAATCTGTGAGAATGTGTCTCCCGAGTTGGTGGACTTACTGTATTGGGACACCTCAGTAGCGGCACACGAAGTGTATGCCCGAGACAGTCTGGACAAACTGGTGAGTAGCACCAAACCCGCAGGTGGCGGGGGGACAGACGCATCATGCGTTCCCATTTACATCAAAGAGCGTGGCATCAAACCCGAGTGCGTTGTCATGCTGACTGATGGATATGTAAGTGATTGGGGCACATGGCAACAGCCTGTGCTGTGGTGCATCGTCAATGGTTCGAGTAGCAATGCGCCTGTCGGTCAAACCATTCATGTGGATTGATGGAAACAGGTCTCAAGAGAGGAGGTCGATATGACATTTACAGAGTTGGAATTTGTTTTGGGCGTTGCGTTCATCGTGGTTGTGTTCATGTATTTTCGTGAGCGTGACCACAGGCGTGACCAGCGCAGGGAATTCACCGCAGTCTTGATGGGCTTGCACCGCAAAGAACTGGACTTGAAAGACCACGGTGATTACATTGAAATCATCAAAACAGAAGGGGGTAAATAATGAATCAGCGAATCTTGCGCAATGGTGGTGTGGTGTATGAAACCATGTGGTATCGTGGTTGTAACATCCGCTTAAATAACTACGAGCAAGCCAAGGCTCGGTATGAGTCTGTCACACCAATCGGTGGTCTGCGTAAGAAGTTGGGAGGTGACTTCCGACCCATTACTGACCGCTATCGCACATGGGAAGTGTTCATGCGAAACGGGGATGACTATGGGTTTGGGTTTAGTTCGTCTTACATAACATACACCCATGAAAAAGATGAGGATGGCAAAAATGTTGCCAAACCTATCAAACTAAATGGGACTGTATATCCCGTAGTGATGTTCTCACCTGATGGTGTGGTGACATACACCGCAAACTGGGCGAGTTCATACACGACATGGGATATTCTGGCGGCGGTGTTGCCCGATGGGATGCGGTTCGCAAAGTTTGGTTCAAAACAATACATGGAGTTGGCGCAACCTGATGGGTCATACGAATATTTCTTGTTATCGAAGGATGGACTAGCCATGCGTTTCATACCGTATGAAAGTGATGGTAAACAGTTCTTCCGTGTCCACCCTGATGACATTACCAGAGAATCCAAAATTGTCGTTGACCGTGACAAATCCAAGCGTATGGATGAGGAATTTAAAGCGTTCATTGAGTATCACAAAATGATGGGAGACCTGATTACAAGTGGTATGGATGTTAAAGACCATTGGCGTGAACGAAAGGGTTTAGCATTTTTATCATCCAACGACTGGTTGTTTCGTGAGAAAGGCGAGGACTATGGGAGTAAATGGGCTGATGCAATCGTGGCGTTCTTTCAAATCAACAACAGGGTAACGCAGAGATGGAATTCAAATACACAGACTTTTGAGATAACCGATACACATCGTGGCAACTTAGAGGATATTTTGAAGATGCCACGAAGCAAGTTGGTGAGAATGACTAAACCATACAAGCGTGTGGATGTTCCGATTGGCGTTGGCTTTAGACCAAATGGGAGGACTCTATGAGAGATGAATGGGATGGGTTTACACGATACGAACGGATTGAGCGTGTCGTGTTTTTGGTGGCACTCATTGTGCTGATTCTTGATATTTTTGTTTGGAGGGCTTGAAAATGAATAACAGCAAAACACCTTTGGAGTTGATTCAGGAATTACCTGACACCAGCTTTGCATCACCTAACTATCGCAGACAAGCGATAGGTGTGTTGAGCGCATTGAAAATTGAAACGGGTGAGTATCAACATGATTCGTTCATCGATGGCATCATCCCCGTGCCGTTGGGTCTCAAGAAACTCTACGATGAGGTTAAACATAAACAACCTCACATGACATTCGTCATTTACAGAAACCCTCGGTGGCGTATACCGTGTTGTGAGGACGAGGTGCAAATCTACAACCATATTGGCATTGCCTACACCGATGCGCCTGAAATCATGGTGGGCAAACTCATTTACGATAGGAACAAAAATGGTGAGCCAGTGTTTACTGTATGGGCAGACGATATAAAGAACGATAGGTATGCCACTTACAACGATGACTATCACAGTAAACACACTAAAAAATTCGCCAATGCAGTCAAGACTGCCAACCAGTATCTCAAGCCAAAGACGGTTCAGGCGTTGAAGGTTAACTTTGAGTCTGACCTTGAACACGCTCAATCGCAGATTACAGCCCCCGCCCAACACAAACTGTACGAGGCTTGTAACATAAATTGGCATCAGATAAAGACAGAGATTGAGGGCATGATTTCATTTGGCTACACACCCAAAACCACGGAGTTTCTCAATGCGTTTAACCTAATCAAACAGGAGGGTGATGAACTAAAACGCCTGTCGAAATACAAACCCAAGGCAACATTCGTATGGCTTAAGACAGATTCAGCACACCTACTGGACTCTGATGGGACAGAGACAATAGCGACCTCTACCGATGCCATACCAGAAGATATTCGTAACAAGATTGCCGTGTTGCAGATTGGCGCAGATAGGTCTGCGGTCATCAATGTCGGTATGAAAATCGACAACACCAAATACTGGGTGTTCCAATGATTGACTACGGCACATGGCATGGGCTGACCAGATGCGTGAATGGTTTGGTTGGCATGAACAAACCTGACCCCGTAACAGGGGAACCCCGTGAAACAGCCATACACATCATGGAGGAGATACGCACCATTGAAATGTGTTGGGTAGCCATGGCACAGGATGACACGAACTCAGAACCCGAGTTACTCAGGGTGCAGGTAAACCCTGATAATAAATTTGACATTGTAGACTTTACAACTGCTCGGAGAAGTGGTAGATTGCTATTTCACAATGTCCCACAAGAGGACATACCGACTTGGGTAATTGAAGCCATATCCATTCTCCGCATAGCAGACGAAAGGTCTCCTGTGCATGGCGTTGGTTTCAAAGTGTCTGACAAGTTGTATTACATCGTTGATAAGAGAGGTGAAAATGAACAATCGTAAACTGAAGTCGGTTGACAACCAACCGCAACCCGTGCCCGAACCTCGGTCAATTCTTGACCCTGATTTTAAATACTACCCTGCCGCCGCAACGGATGTGCAAAGAACTTGGCGCAAGTTTGGGTGGGTTCCCCCAAGTGAGCGGTTCAATGAAAGCCGTTCTTGAATTCAACTACCCCGAAGATGAAGACCGCTTACGATGGGCTTTACACGGGGGTAAAGCCATTGGTGCGCTGAATGTGATTCGCATGAAAATCAGTACATGGGAGAAACATGACGGGGCGAACCATGAAGAACTGATTGAACAAATCAGAGCAATGACAATTGAAACATTAACTGAATGTGGAGAGGAGTAAACAAATGAGCAAAACAGGTGGGTCAGCTTTTGGTATCGGTGGTATGAGTTTGCGTGACTACTTTGCCGCACAAGCGATGCAGGGGTGGTTAGCGACATTTCCTACCAACATGGGTTCAGATGATGTGCAAGTTGAAAAGGTGGCACAGTTTGCATACGAGATGGCAGACGCATTGATAAGAGCGAGGAACACATGACCTGCCCTGACTGCGAATACCACAAGAACCGAGCCGCAAGGTGGAGGGCTGAAGCCTACAAACTAACAGGGCATGAGGTTGAACTGCCTTGGGTTGGTCTGACAACTGAAGACATGGCAACCTGTATTGATGAACCTGCATGGGATTTAATTTTGCGTAAGGCAGAGCAAATATTGAAGGAGAAGAACACATGAGCATTGAAGAAATGAAACAGGCGCTGGAGGCGTTGGAATACATCCATACCGAAACAAGCCAAGACGAAGATGAGTTAATTCATCCAGCCATCACCGCCCTACGCCAAGCCATAGCAGAAGCAGAGAAGGAAAAGCCTGTGATGTGGGCGATGCCTGATGGCAAAACTGTAGACAAATGGGGCTTGCAGTTTTATGGAGGACAAACGGGTACACCCCTCTACACC